ACGAAGTATTTTTGTAAAAAAGTGTTATAAATTTACAAAAATCATATCGTGAGCGCCTGCCATTAAAAAGTGAATTAATTTTTCCGTCCATAAAATCAAACGTCGCGCCATTAAGCGACAACACTATCCGCATAATGCTTAGAAATCTAGGTTTTGGCAAGGATATGGTAACTCCACACGGCTTTAGAGCCACGTTTAGCAGGATCGCAAACGAAAACATAGATAAACACGGCTGCAATAGTGACGTTATCGAGCTTTGCCTTGCTCATGTTGAGAGTAACAAAGTTAAAGAGGCTTATAATCATGCTAAAAACCTAAAAGCAAGGGCTAGGCTTATGCAGTGGTGGAGCGATTATTTAGATAGTTTGGGCGGCTTTGCCTGATTTATAGGCACGTATAAATTTTAGAGAATAATAAAATTTATCTTGCTTACCATGATCTTTTTAGCTAGCACAAGGCGTCTTAAGCTGATAGGCGATGTTAGCCCTAGCTGCTTTAGGGCTTCATCGCGCGTAATAAATTCATCGCTCATCTTTTCTCCTTTATGTAATCTTTTAAATCTCGCAAAACATTCCGTAAAAAGCGGACGTCACACTTGAATAAAAGAGCTTGTATTTGCTCGACTAGGTTTGATTTTTCGTTGTGTTTCTCGCAAAATGCCTCGAGGCTTGTAATGGCTGATAGATGTTTTTCTTTTTCTGGGCTACTCATTAATTATCCTTTCTATAAGCTTTATAAATTTAATCATCTATCCTCCTTTGTTAATACTCTAATATACGCCCCAATAACCAATACCGCTAACATTAGTATAGATATAAAAAATAGCACATGTGTTATTCGCCAAAGTATTTCCCCCTCCACGATATACCATATAGCAAGAATGATTAATCCCATGCTATTTAAGGCAAAAAGCAACAACAAAAGACTATTAATCATTGTGGGGTTAGTTTCAAAATCTGCTAATATATGGCACATCTGTTTTAAAAAAGTTTTCATTCTATTAGTCCTTTATTTTCATATATGTTGCCTAATACCTTTAGGTTATCGACTTCATCAAAGCGTTCAGCATAGTTATTTTTGGCGTTAAGGATATAACCAACATACTCATTACACCACTCAACTACTCCTTTGTCGTCTTTAATTCCTGAAAAGCTAACAATATCTCCCTCGTATATCTCTTCGCCATTTTTGTCTTTTAAACCTGTATATTGCATAAAAACAAAATCGTTGTCAGCAAAGTAATCATTTACATCGTTAAATTCGTCAAAGCGAAAGTCTTTTCTCGTCTTTGCTTGTTCGTTATTCCATGCTCGAAACTTAATCTCTCTCATGTTTTATCCTTTTAAATATTTTCAATGTAAAAATACGCTAGGTTTTGGCTATCCTCGGCTTCTTTGCGATACTTTGTATCAAAGCTTTTATTTGAGATATGTATCGGTGCTAGTTTTTGTCCTTTTCGCTCGTGCAGTGAAAATTTTAGGTAGTTTAACTGTAGCTGCATGATTAATCGGTGTTGCTTTGTTTTGATAGGGTTTTTTCTACTTCAATAAAATATCTTCTTACCTCTTTACCTATCTTGTTTCGCTCAAGCATTGCTATATTTTTTGCGACGTCAATAGAGATGAAATATTCAATAGTTGGACCACCTTTTGGGGTTCTTCCATAAATAATGATGTAGTCTATGTTTTCTATTGCATCTACGTCTCTAAGGTTTAATTGTACCCAGCCTGAAAATGGATATTTACTCTCAAGCACAGCATGCAAATCTCTAGCATTGACTGAATTTATTTCAACACCATTTATTAGCGTTGGTTTAATGGTAATTAGCTTGTTCATCGTTTTATCCTTTATATGAAATTTCTCATTTACAAAGTAGTTGTCATTGTTTAAATAAGCCATAACGGCTCCGACCTTTGTGTATAGCTCGGTTGTTACCGCTTCTAGGTCTTTTTGTATATGGCTTAAGTAAATTGTTGTTTGCTCGGTAGTGGGGGCTTTCATTTTTGCCCCCTTGTAAGTTGTAAGATGATATAAGCAAGTAAAAGCACCTGCAAGACTTCTAATACTTCACTCATTTTAAGCTCCTTTAGCTAAAATATGAGTAGCACAATGTTAGGGTGGGGCTTTCGCCCCTTGGTTAAATCCAAATTTTTAGGATTTTGCAGATTAGATAAATCAGTATCGCGAGTTTGATTAAATAATCTAGCCCTTGCATTGTGCTACTCCTTTCTATCAAAGTCCTTATTTGTCCTTTGGTAGAATAATTATAGCTAAAATAAGACTATAAGTCAATAGTACTAAATAATGAAGTATAAAAAAGGACTAAATGACGTTCGACTAGTCCGCCAAAAAGTCTTTTAGGTTGCTTTTAAAAGCTTCTGATCTTTCAAGTTTTGATTTTAAATTTAGCGTTTCTTTGTATAGCTCGATGGCTTTACGCATAGGCTCACTTGCTTCGCCTGCTCCAGCATTTTTAATCGCACTCTCGCTATACCCTATCGCTTCGCCTAATTGCTTGTAGGTTAAATTTAGCTCTTTGCAAGTAGCTTTGATTAAATTTTGCTCGGTCGCTTCGCTTTCCTTAGAAATATCGGCTTTGCCGTCGCTTCGCTTATTTTCATCGCTCATTTTTGCTCCTTTACTTTTTTAAGCTTTTGCGTTATAATCACATTGAAGTTCAAGATAGCCGCTTTAAGGCTATCACTTCAAATAATAATCTTTCAATTCCTCATTAAAACAATCCAAAATATCGTTAATAAAAACTTCTAAATTTTTGGGGTCGATACCGACTATTACTTTACCAAGTCTTGTTGAAATCCTTGGGCTGCCGTTTTCGTGTGTCTTGTAAAGATTTTCAAAATGAAAAGCACGGTTGCGTATCTTAACGCACAAATCGTAAGTAATTTTTACCTTTTGAAATCTTAGTAGATTGGCTTTTTTATTAAATTTAGAGTATTTACGAAAATCTATGCCGTGTAAGGCTGTTATTTGATTATGAATTTTTGCCTTGTTGATAATCTTAGCCCAAAAGCCAAAAGTTTGATTTGATATAAACTCATCGCAAACACCGCCAAAATCTAAAGCGTAAGGCTCTAAAATATCCTCTTTGCCTATGGCTAATAAGGCATCATGGACCATATTGCGTGTAAGTATCTCTAAAATGCCAAGTTTTGGGGATAAGGTCTGCATAAGTCTAAAATTTGCTTTATGCTCGGCTTCGTCCTTGTAGCTTGATAGTCGTTTTTTAGAAAAATACAGCCAAGAATTCATTTTGATAGCCTTTGTAAATTTAGCCCTTATTTTACAAAAAGTCAAATTCAAAAGACCTTACGATTTAAAATGGTATTTCGTCAGAGTAGCCGACATCGTCGCTATCAATATCAAGGTAGCGTGGCTCAGGTGCTGTTTGTGGATTAATGTTCGCTACTTGTTGTGGGCGTTGGTTTGAATATCCGCCCTGCTGATAGTCTTGATTATTTTGTTTTGCATCACCTAGCATTTCCATACTCTCAACGGCGATTGAGTGCTTTGAGCGGTTTTGTCCATTGTTGTCTTGCCATTGATCAAACTTTAAACGCCCCTCCACCAAAAGCTTTGAGCCTTTGGCTAGATACTGGTTGGCTATCTCGGCTTGCTTGCCAAAAAACGTGAGATCAATAAAACACGTCTCCTCGCGCTTTTCGCTGTTTAGCGCATATTTGCGAGTTACGGCAATAGCAGTTTTTCCTATCGCCATTTGGCTTTGCGTGTATCTTAGCTCTATATCTTTTACTAATCTACCCAATAATATTACTTTATTCATTGGTTGCCCCTAGGTTTTCCATTAAAGTATCAATACTGTTTGGATCGTTTAGATACGCAGTAGCATCATCAACACTTAGCCTTTCAACTAATTTTTCAGCCTCCGCCTCGCTAGCACCTCTCCTTACTAGCTCATTTTGCAACAAGTCGTGAGGCATTGGCTCAACTGTCAACTTTTCCTTTACAGTTGCGATCTCAACTTCAAGTGGCGCGGCTTCGATGTATTCTTCCTTAGTTTGTGAATTTTTTGCACCAACTGAGCTGTTTGGTTTTTCTGAGCTATTCAAAAGCTCGTTTAGTCCAGCCTTTGGTGCTTGGGTAGCTTCTTGTTTTGTGATAGGCTCATCTTCCACGCTTACAGCTTCAGCTAAGCGATCATTTATCGGTAGGCGTGAAGCGACGTATTTAAGGGCTTTAGCTTTATACATTTCTTCTGCCCAGTCTAGCCAAATGTATTCAAGCTTGTCTTTTTTGCTTTGGTTTTGGCTTTTTAAGCGTAGCTTTTCAAGCTTTTTCTTGCTGACAAACTCGCTAAAGACATTATCGCTACTATCTTTGGCATATACGATCACGCCTACTAAGTGATTAAATACCCAGTCGCCGTCATCGTCGCTTCGTTCGTCATAATTAGGAGCAAAATGTATTTTGTCATCAAGTCCGTTAAACTCTAGGCTAAAATCATCACAATCATAAACGGCTACGGCTCTAAATTTCCAGCCGTTTTTCATACCCAAACTAATAAGCCCTTTGTAGCCTATTTGAAGTTGTGCGGTTTCACCACCATTTTTTAGCTTAAAAGGCGCTACGTAGGCTTGACCAAAAAGCTTATTTGGGTTTAGTCCGATTTGGACTATCTGCATGGCTGTGTTTACTATGCTTTCAACGCTACAATTTCTTAGCCTATAATCGTTTGCTATATTTGCGATAGCACTAGCAAAGATCGAAGCCTTAGCCTTATCATTGCCAACTATTGTTGAAATTTGGCTCATTTTTGAGCTAACCATTGCTCTTGCTTGTTGCTCTCTTGGTTGTATTTGGTTCATTGTTTATCCTTTCAAAATTTCATTTTGTTCCATAAAAAAGCGGTCGTCGTTCGCTACGTATGCCTCGACCGCGCCTATCGCCGTAAAGACGTGGTCTAGCCGTTCTTTCGTCTGCTGCAACGCTCTAAACGTCCTCAATTCCTTATCCCTTTTTTCATTCTCTAGCTTTATGCTCTTCGTTCTGTAAAAATCCCGCTCTTTCCTTGCGTGTTCTAGTAGCGTTTTTAAGGTTTTATATCTAGGTTCGCCGTTTTTAGGTTTAAATTCGGCTAGCTCGTTTTTTAGCTTTAAGATAAGGGCGTTATGCTGCGAAATTTGGCTTTTGTAGCCGTTGATTTGGCATTCTTGTAGCTTTTGCCTCATATCATAAAAGGCTTTGACGAGTATCTTTTTTGCTTCTCTCACTTTAGCCGTGTTTTTCATATATGTAAGTAGTAGCGTTGCTTGCTGTTCGTTTAGGCAATAAACTTTTTTGTAGTTAATCTTGTTTTTTGAATTGCAAATAAGCTCGTTTTTAAATTCAAGCTCACCAAATTCTTTTAAATCGGCTTCATATGCCCTGATAAGTCTTTGGACTGATTGCTCGTTGTTGTCAGTTAATTCTGAAACTGTGTTTTGAGTGGTGGCTGGTGTGCCGTTGTGATTTATGACTAAATCGTTCATCTTGTAAGCCTTTCGTCTTAATTTCGTTGATTTTGTGAAATTATAACCGATTATAAGATGAAAGTCAATAGTTTTAAACGATTTTACGAATATTTTTAAAAATAATGTTCGATTATAGGACGGATTTTAAATCCGACCTATGAAGTCTCTAGCTTTTTTGATAGCGTCTAGTATTTCTTTTTGTTCCTTGTTTTCAATCATAAGCGTTAATGCAACTTCTGCCATTTTTGGGATTTTACCACTAGCCCAAGTTCCTATCGTAGAAGCAGGGACATCAAGCTGTCTTCCTAGCTCGGCTTGCGTTATCCCAAATTCGGCGCATACTTTTTTAACAACATTGTCCATTTCTGACCTCTCCAATAAACATAAACATTACGTATTGGTTTAACGATACCCCCGCCTCTTTTGCTAAGCTTTCCAGCTTTTCTTTTAGTTCTAACGGAATTTTGATTTGTAAATTATAGCTTCCGCTTGCTTCTTTTTCTTCTGCCATATTATCTCCTTTGAGTTATCCATTTATTTAAAATTTCAATAGCGATTTTAGCTAAATCTTTATACTCTTTCTGCCTATAGTGTTTTAATAGTGCTGGAGCGTGCTCTCTTAAACAAGATACGCCTTTTAATGTAAGTCTGCATTTTATAAAAGCAAAATTTAGGCTAACATCGCCATATTCGATAAGTCCTTCATCTCGCAAAAAAGTCATACAATCACCTACAAAATGAACGTCTATATCAGGGTCAGCAGATGTTACATCGCCACAGTCAAATCTTATCCTTTTTGGAAAAGCCTCAGTTAAAATAGCTAGTATCAGCCCAGCACACTCGTCAAATTTTTCTAAATTTTCCATTTTGTCCTATCTGCTAACTCTCTTTGCGTTATACCAAGCTCTTTTTCTTTCCCATTTCTATCTAAATAAACCACTCGCTTGATCATCGCTTCTAAGTCCGATGAAATCAGGCTTTGCAGGTTTTTAGCATCCATAAAAGCGGGGATTTGATCAATTCTTGAATTTCCTCGTGGATCGCGGCCTAATGCCCTAAATACGTCGGTTTGTTTAACTACGCGCACTCCGTTTTCTAAAACAGATACATCCAGTTCAACATCGCCTATTTTTAAAATGCCGTCGGCTAACGATTTTAAAGTTTTTTCCGCCATTATTTATCCTTATTTAATTTTTTGTATTTTTATGCCCTAGATACAAGTTTAAGGTAGTGTGACCTAAGTCACGCAGTTATTTTGTTTTAGATTCGGTTTGATTTATCGCCTTTTTCCAAGCTATCGAATTTTGCTCTTTTTTGCCACTAATGTGGTAAAGAGATAGCAAAAATACACCAATAACGGACGTGATGGCAAAGCCAGTTTCGTGAGAGTAGATGGCAAAGCCTACAACGCCCAAAGCAACCAACATAACAATAACAGCAAATACTTGTCCGCGGTTCATAGACTTATTATACTCGGGTACGTTTTTTAATCTCGCTTCTTGTTCGGTTATCTCGGCTTGTAGTATTGTTTGTTCTAGCTCGAATCTTTGTTTTTGCTCGACTTCTAAATATTGCATTACTCTTTCGGCATAGTCGGGATTTTTGTTTAAAATCTCGCTTATCTCAGAGGGGATAATACTAATATTTAAATTTTGTTGAACGGCTTTTTCTATATATGTTCCGAATTCGGCGACGTCAGAGAGCTTATTGTTCGGTTGAGACTGATTTTTTTGTAATTTGCTCTTTGCCATAGCGTTCCTCTAGGGCTTGAATTCGTTTTTTATATATCTTTTTAGAAATATCTCCTAGCTGGTTTATCGCACCAGTTTGGACTAGCGTAAGGGGGGTAAAGGCATTCCTAAAACCTATTAGGAAGTATTTTACAGCTTCGCTCATCTTTTACTCCTTTGTGGTTTTGGTATCTTAAATCTTACACTAAAAAAACTAAAAAGGATATAAAAGGTTATTTAAATGTATTTAAACGTATTTTTACGCTATATTTTCGTAAAATTTCCACGCAGGCAAGCTCAAAGTTTGCACCGCATTTATCTTATCACCATCTTTTTTCGCATAGCCCCACCACTCGTCACGCTCATGGCAATATTTGTAAAGCTCTAGTAATTCAAGATATGTTTTTCGTCCTTGCTCTATCGCTGCTGCATCAAGTTCATAAAAGCCTACAAAATAAGGGGCTTTTGTTTCAACGACGATAAATAAGAAATAATTTACCTCTTTACCTAAACTTCTTAAAATATCGCTGTAAAACGCTGCTTGCACGTGGTAATTAAAACTAGCTACCGATCTAGCAAAGCCAGTAGCAGAAGCGTCTGAAGTTGTTTTTAGATCGATTATTGCACCCATTTTTTCATTATAAAAATCAGGGCGACATTTGACCGCTACGCCCTCTATCTCACTAAAATAGCTTTGCTCGGCTAATCCGTCTTTTAAAAAAATGGCGGTCTCGCGCATAGAATTAACGCTATTTGCTATCTCTACGGCTGAGCTAAAAATATCAGCCTTAAACGAGGTGTTATCGTCTAAATTTTCTAAGAAGTCGTTATAAATTGCTTTGCCCTCTTTGGTGCGTTTATCTACTTTAGGCTCTACGCTAAACTCATTTGAAAAATCTTTTGGCTCTAGTACTAGCTTATGCACGGCAGAGCCTAAAAGCAAAGCCTTTGTAGGCTCGCTTCTAAGCTCATTTTTCATTTTAAAATGAAGTGGGCTACGTGCAAGTAGGTCAAGATCGCTTTTTGATATTTCAGGTCGTGCGTGATATTGTTTATTTGTTAGCATTTTTATCCTTTTTAACGTATTTATCTTTTATGTTAAAAATTTTTTAATTTTTTAACAATCTCTAAAAACTCACCTATTGTCATACCAGGCTCGCCGTAGAACTCAACAAGCCTCTTTAGTGTTGAGTAGCGCATCTTTCTCTGCCTCCTCTCGTAATTTTTTTAGACTTTCTTGGTAGGTCATTGTGTGGCTTAAAAAGCCTTCGTTGGTATATTGAAACTCAGAGCATAAAACATAGACCAAAGCAGCATAAGCGAAAAAGTCTTGACTACAACGCTCTATAAGCAGATCAATAATTGCTCCAGTGTTCTCATTAAAAGCGTTTTTAAAAGTGTCGTAATAGCGGTTATAGATAGCTATTAGATCGCTTATTATTTCATCGTATTCTTTTTCAAAATCCAAGCGCGCAACGTCGTTTTCGGCACGCATTAGGTCATAGCTCAAACTCATTTTTAACTCCTTTTGATATTTAAATAGGCGATATTTTTGATCTCGCCACCATTGCTAAAAAGCACCCTAAAAAATTTAATTAGCTTTTTCATTTTTGTAGTTCCTTATATCTTTTTGGCACTTTTGGCAAATACGCGGCTCGGTAAATATGCCCTAAGCCTGCACTTTGCTCTAGTTCTCTTTGCTCGTAACGCTCTTTCATATCGCAGAGAGAAGCGTCTACTAAATCAGCGTGAAGATTGTCGGTCTTAACTTTTACGTCAAAGGCTGCGTCGCCTAAACGCTCATTTATCCTTGCTCTTTGTGAGCGCGTAACGTCTTTAAAGCTCACATTGGCATATTTAGCGCTTAACTTTTCGTAGTCTTTTTTGGCTTTGATTAACGCTTTTAGGCTCTCTAAAACCTGCTCTAAATCATTGATGTTTTGCATAACAGCTCCTTTTTCTAATAGAAATCTTGCTCGCCACCGCCGTCTGAAGATGTTAGAAATTAATTTAGATTTTAAAGGAAAATGTTTTTTATGAAAAATTGTTGGCAGACTTTCGCCTACCCTAAGCAAGCAAGGCTTTTATTAGAAAAAGTGGTGTTTTTCGTTTTATTCAAAACCCTGTGAAAAACTATCCTAAATCAGGGCTAATTATGGTCGTTTTTTAAAACGTCAGATGCAATTCATCAGCAAAATGCCTCCGAATGCTTAACACCCTCTGCGGTGGTGCTTCAGATTGAAACGTGATTAACCTGCAACTCGCAGGAGGCTCACTCTGTCAGCTTACGCTTGAAGCCTACAAAACGTTTTCTTGTTTTGATGAGTGAATGATACAATACGTGTCCTTATTGTTTCCTTAAAAATGATACATTATGTGTCAAAAACAGACGCTGTAATAAAATGTTGTTTGTGATATAATCTTTTGATTAATTTGTTTTAAAGGAGGTGCAATGCGAGTATCCAGAGTTTTGTTGCTTTTCTTTTTTAGCTTTATTTTTTCTTATGCTAAAGTTTGTGAGGATTATCAATATAAGCTCCAAGAATATGAGACCAGACAAATATTAATGTTTAAAACAGTCCATAAAAATGCTACAGATGATGAACTTTGGAATATCGCAGCCAAGGAATGCGAGGGAAATAAACCGACAGCGATCCCCTCATGCATATATCTCTATAAAAATATTCTGAAACAAAATTTTGAGAATAAAAATGTATCTAAAATTGATATTATTAATGTATTGGATAACATTATAGACTTTTATATAGCGCAAGACAAAACTAAGAAAGAGGCAGAAGCAAATTTTTCAAATTACAAAATTGCTACTATAGCACAATACAAAAGAGAAGTAGTAAAAGCTTTGCATGACAGTGGATATTTTACAAAAGAGCAGTATAAAGCGCTAAATGATCTTTCTGATGCCATGTTAATGGTTTCTGCGTTTGCTGCATGCCCCGACAAATACGACCCAACTAAAGTGCAACCTTTCTTGCCAGACGATAAAATAAATGATGCTTGCTTGTGTCTTTTAAAACAACAATTGCTTATAAAAGAAGGGGATTATTTGACGGCTACAAAAATTAGTGAACTTTTATGTAAAAAAATATAAAGATGATGCATCTTGTCTTATGGCTGGTATGGCATATAAAGAAGGGCTTGGTGTTAGGTTTGACATTTTAAAAGCAAAAGAATTCTTTGGACTAGCTTGCGATTATGGCAACCAAGACGGATGTTATAAATATAAGGCTTTATCTTATTAGCGTTTTCGCCACTCCCATGGCGGAGTAGGACCGCTGCTCTGCCAAAGCCCTAGCTTTTTCTCGTATTTTTAGCTTTTTGATATAATACTCATTAGGATTTGTATTATGGATGAAAAAGATATAAAAATAGAAGTAGCCCAGTGGCTATACAAGAACGAAAAGCATTCGGTGGTTGTGCCTGAAGTAACGGTATCTAACAAATATACCAATAAATTTGAAGAATATGTTAGAGCCGATCTATTAGCCTTAAACGGAGGAATTTCTATTTATGAAATAAAATCCGAAAAAGATAACACTAGCAGACTCCCACATCAAATATATAAATACTTGCAATACGCTAATAAGGTATCTGTAGTTATACACGAGAAGTTTTTAAAAAAGCTTGATATACCTAATGAGGTTGGGATATTTGTAATATCTGGTAGTAGCATAGAAAAGCTACGAGACCCACAAGACAGAGAGATACTAGTTGATAGTTATTTGAGATATTGGTGGGGAGTAGAATTTAAAAAGGCCTTTAAAGGTTTTGCTGGGGCCTCCACTCTTCGCCAGGGGCAAGCAGAGGCTAAGATGAAAATAGAATTTACCCCACAAGAGATAAAGGCTTTAACGGTTTTTAGGCTAAAAGAAAGATACGCAAAAGAAGCTAGGGTAATCAAAGAATTGGTATTGTTAAAAAAATACGACGAGCTATTCCCAAAAAGAATTATCGAGAAAAAAATAGAAGTAACCCCTTTTTTGGAGATCCCATTTGGAATTTTAAAAGGGATTACTCAACCCACTTTTATTTAAGCAATGTCGCCATAGTAGTAATATGATGCGTTATCATATTTAGCTTCCATGTAGCAGGTGTACCGGTGCTATTACCACTACCGTGGCCTTTTGCTATCGTTTTTATATACTCACATCCCTCGCAATGGCTTTCACTGAGATACTCGCCAGAGCTAATAATCTTTTTCGCTATCTCTGGGTATTTGTCAAAATCCCTTTTCCCACTAGATTTTAACACCATAATATCCCCATTTTTTTGAGTATATTTAATGACCGGGTAAAAAGTGGTTATCAAAATATTATCGTCAAGCAAGGCGCTTTTTTCATCTATCGTGTAGTCGCTGTAATACAGCTCCATGCCGTTATTGTCATTTAGCATATTGCGATAAGTTCGGTATAAAATATTCTCTATATTATTTGCACCTATATTATTGTTGTCCTCTTCATCTTCATAACTTAAGAAACTACTTGATTGTATCGGCACTATAGATCCGCACAAGACAAATTTATTAATTTTATCGCCTATCATACTTTTTACTCTATCTATAGTGCTTGTGAAAATATTTTTTAGCCTATCTATGCTCGGTATCTTGTAAGCATAATCTACATCTAAAAAAAACGTGGCACTTTCGATCTTGTCTAGCATAATTAACGCTAATTCCATCTGATCTTGTATATAGAAGTTATGTATATTGTTTATTTTTACCGCAAGTTCTTGGAAATTTAGCTCATTTAACTTCTTGACCGCCCCTACTAATTCTTTTTTAGACAAAGAGTTGAAATAATGATTTGAATTAATTGTGGGGATGGCATTAGGATGCGTCTTATGTATAGTCTCAAGCGCTTCGACGTATTCTAAGAACGTTAAGTCGTATCCTAGATTTATGAAAAACTTTTCATTTTCTTTTATTTTTTCAAGCTCTATTTTTTCGGGCTGGAAAACTTCTATTAAAGGAGTAATGTCACTTTGTAGCTCTTCGCTTAGCCCCCTATATGCTTTTATGTCAACTCGTTCTTTATATTTTAGCGTCGGTATATATTTCATAGATGCCTCCTAAAAGTATTTTACAACGCTTTGAAGCGTTATACCGCAAAAATTTAAAATGCCAATAATGACCGCTATTGCGATTCCAATAATAGTTAGTATGTTTTGTTTTCGTTCTTTTTTGTCAGACCTATTATTATCCGTGTATTTATTTATCCACTCTATATTATTTTGCATATTTTCAATTTTTAAATTCACTCTTTCTTTGAAGTGTTCGAGATCTTTTTCTTGACCTTTTTGATCTTTTTGCGCCTCATCTCTTATGCTAGTGATCTTATCGTCGAGTCTTTCTATCTGGTTACGCATATTTTCTAAGTTTAAAAACAGCTCTTTTTTTATTTGCTCTAGCGTTTCTTTTACCGTCATGTTTAGCGCCTTGTTCTTAAAATTTTTACAAAAACATCTTAAAAATTATCTATAGCAATCGATCGCCATGCTCTACTTTATCCCATAATCCTCAAAGGTTAGCCCTTTATATATTTCGCAATGGACTTTACCGCAGACTTTGCCAAGTATCTCGCACTCGTAGCCCTCTTTGTGCGGGCTGAAATTATTTTTTAAAATAAGCCAACATCCATTCACAAATCGACTATTATGAAAAAAGCTTAATTTTTAGATTAAATTTGGCACGAACTACGCCAACAATAATGAGGCTATCAATCTCGTCACCCTCTAGCTCAATATCAGGATAAAAACTATTCATTGAACTTAGCTTTATATATTTTTTTGGTGGCTTCTTGAAAAATTTTTTGACGTAAATATCGCCGTTATAGTTTGCTATTACTACATCTCCATTTTTTGGTTCTGCTTCGCGTTCTATGACTACCCTTTCACCGTCACTCACAAAAGGCTCTATGCTATCGCCACGCACCTTGATTACATCAATATTACCATAGTGAGGAATAGATAAGACATTTTCTAAAAATTCAGGACTTACATCCACTTGCAATGGCTTTATTTCTGTATTGACTACGCCGTAGCCAGCAGAAGCTTCAACGTCTTCATAATAGTTAATCGTAATTAAATTTTTAATTCTTTTAAGTTGCCATTTTTTATTTTTAATATCATCAGAAAAAAGCTCTGCTATTTCGTAGTCTTCCAAAAAAGTATCATCCAGTAGCTTATCAACTGGAACTCCCATGCGATCAGATAGAGCATTATATTGAGCTGCGTCTTTTGGACTTCTTATACCATTGCTCCAATTAGTTACAGCTGCTCTAGTTACGCCTAACTCTTCGGCAATATTTTTTGCCGTGTCACCACTTTTATTCAAATAGTATTTGAGTATTTCAGCCAACGCCATAACGTCTCCTTTTCGATACTGTTTGTATCATTATACAAGAAATAAAAACACGTTTGGTTTCTTTTTAAGAAAAATATAAAGACACGTATTGTATCATTGGCGTATGAAAAATTTAAGAGAAACTATTAGAAAAAAACTATTGAAAGAGTATGGCAAAACGTCAATGCCTAGAAGCGTTATGAATGGCAACAGAAAGCCAAACCCAAATTTTAGAAATCGTAATAGGCGGATTGTCCCATTTAATAAATGGGGTAAAGAATTCCCTAAATGGCTATCTGAACAAGAAACCAAGCAAAAACAAGAGGAGGCTAAAAGTGGCTAACTACAATCTTTTTCTAACATTAAGCACTTATGGTCGCCCTTGCATTTGCCTTTTTTGAAAAAGGGGCAGTCGATGCGAGCTATCTTTGCATTTCTAAAAAGAACGCTTACATCGACTTTAAATTTGGTGTCGTTTTCGTCTTCTAGGACACAGATAAATTCTTTTTCAGACCAAAAGGGTTTAGTGCCAAAATGTCTATTTATCAAAACGCCACAAACAACACCTGATAAAAAAATAGAGCCAATAATAAGAATAATGGATAAGAGCGTAAAGCCATTAAGGATAAGCACTTTAAGGAGTGTATCTAGTGTTTCAAACATCAATAGTCCTTGGGAGATTATAACAACAAAAATATTAAGGAGATCAAAAAATGAGGGAAGAAGGAAAAATAAGAGAGAAAGATTTTAGAAAGTCGCTTAAAAAGATGCTTAAAGAGCTTGATAAGCTTCCTATTGACGACCAAGCCAAGATGGTAAAAATGTTAGCTAGTTACTGCTCTATGAGAGCTATTTATGATCTTTAAGGAGCGTGCAATGGTAGCAACTAACAGCCTAGAGGCATACAACAAACTAAAGCCTGAGCTAAACGGCAAACGTAGAGCCGTTTATGAGATGTTTTGCCAGCACAAAGAGGGTGCGACAAGGCAAGAAATATCGCGCTGGTACAACATAGCAATAAACAGCGTCTGTGGGCGTGTAAATGAGCTAGTAGAGCGTGGCTATCTAATCGAGATCGGATCAAAAAAAGACGCAATAAGCGGATGCAACACAGGGGTGCTAAAACCTACTGAAAGGATAGCGTGATGGATGCCCCATTATATCTTTTGGTGGCTCTTTGTGTTATGGCGATACTTGACACATTTATAGAAACTTGGAGGAGGTTTAAATGAGTGATAATTTACAAAATGGATATGCGATTTGCTTTAACTCATGGCTATTTGATGAAAGGATACAAAACGAGCTTAGGCTTTTGCTTTTAATCTCTTCACTTTCGGCTAAAGAGGGATACTGCTATGCCAATAATGAATACTTAGCAAGCAAACTAAATAAAACATCGGTTTGGGTTTCAAGTGCTATTTCTAAATTAAAAAAATGTGGCTACATTGAAGTTGAGTTACAAAAATTTGGAGCAGTGGTAACAAATAGAAAAATCAAACTACTTGCCCTAAATAACGAGGAACAACCGCCGTTAAAAAATCCTTTAACCGCCGATAAAGAAAATCTAAACGCCGTTAAAGAAAATTTTAACGGCGATGCAGAAATTTTTGAACCGCCATATAATGTTTGCGCGCGTAATAATAATACAAGCCAAGAAAATTACAAGCTATTAAAATTACAAGCTAATAATAACCCCCTACCCCCTAAGGGTGTTTCGCTACCTGACTTCATCGATCCAAATCTTTGGCAAGAATATCTAGCCTACAAGAAAGAGCGCAAAGAAAAATTAAGCTCTAAGGGCTTGCAGATGAAATTTAGCGAGTGGGCTAAATGGCGAGATGAGGGCATAGACGTGAACGAATGCATAAGAGAAGCAATGCGTAATGAGTGGCAGGGTGTTTTTAAACCAAAGCCAACCTACAACAAAGCACAAAGTGGCTTAAGCCTAAGCGTAGAGGACGTAAGACGCTTTGGTGGCGATGTGAGCTACTACCTAGAGAGCACAAGAGAAACGAGCGCCATAACAAATCAAAACGTGGCGTATACTGAGAACAAGGAGCCGTTTAAATGAACCGCATACAAACGATCAAAGAAGCGCTTGGCGTAAATGAAACCCAAGCACTAATCACAGCAGAGCTACTTAAACCGCTAAAAGATGAGGATATTATCCCATTTTTTGCGTATAGGACAAATTTCATCCAGCCTAAGCAATCAAGCGAGCTAATCACAAAAAACGCCGTGGCAGCTTTTAGAAAACAAAAGGCACTTGAAGCGATAAAAGAGGGCAAATTTAGCTTCAAAAGCGTTGATCAGCTAGCCCAGTTTGTAAAGACCTTTTTTCGCAATGAGAGGCTTTGCTATGGGGCAACCTACAAGGATTTTGTGATCATTGGCGTAGATGAATATGGCAACCTAATCAACCACTATCAAATCAACCAAGCAGGCAAGCCTACACAACTTGATAGTGACAATGAGGCAGAGGTTTATGCGTGGCTATTTAAAAATCAAAAACGTATCGGTGTGATTAAATATATTAGCAAAGCAGAAGTAGAAGAAGCTAGAGAAAAAGAAGCCAAGGAGCAAGCAAAGCTAGAGGCAGAACAAAGAATAAATTTACTTCCAGCCGACCCAGACGCACCGCTAGAGATCACAAAGGAAGCATGCCAAAAAATGGTAGCAGGCTTAGAGGCAATATATCACAACATATCAAAAAAGAGTGCGTGAGATGAAAGCCATTTATATCACAATAACAGAAGTAGGAGCAGGCATAATCGCAAAGGTAGCGGACAAAAACAAAAAGATACTTGATAGCTTTGAGATAAGCCGTAAGGACGCAAGCGGAGTGCTTGAAGTAATGAGAAAGTGGAACGAGAAGCACAAGAGCGATGATACAAAGGGACTATTTTAATGAACACATTTAACTCTGCTCCTTTACCATTTCAAGGGCAAAAAAGAAACTTTATTAAGCAATTTAGAGAGCTAATAAAAGACGAGTTTAGACCATATAAAAACGGAATTTTTATCGATGCTTTTGGCGGCTCTGGTCTACTTAGCCACAACATCAAACAAATTTATCCAAATGCAAGGGTAATTTATAACGACTACGATAATTACAGCGAGAGGCTGGCGCATATCGACGAAACAAACGAGATTTTACAAGCAATAGAGCCTATCACAACAAAATATAAGAAAAACGAAAAAGTAAGTGAAGATGATAGAAAAAAGACTATAAAAATAATAGATGAGTATATAAAGAGAGGATATTTTATCGACTGGCTGACATTTAGCTCAAGACTTCTTTTTAGTGGTCACTATGCTCATAATGAAGCTGAATTTAAAAAAGTAAAGACACTTTATGCAAGTAGTCCCAAAATGTCTTTATGCCAAGCAAATGGTTATTTAAAAGGCGTCCAGATAACCCACAAAGATGCAAAGGAACTAATAAAAGAATTTGAGGGCAAAGACGCGGTATTAGTGCTAGACCCACCATATTTGCAAACAAGCAAAGCAGGCTATAAGTGCTTTTGGTGTTTAAGAGATTTTTTAAGGTTGATTAGGCTAGTGAGAGAACCTTTTATGTTTTTCTCAAGCGAGAATAGCGACATTTTACCATACATAGATGACCGAGTTGAGTGTGGCGATGAAGTTTTTAAAGGATATGGTTTAAAACAGGCGTTTCTTGCCAATGGGAAAAAGGCTGATTATATGATTTATAAGAGCAGAGCAAGGGGGCTATTTTGATGAACGAATACAGCGTTAAGGCCATAAGGGAACATTTTAAAGCAAATGGCATCTTTTATACTCCGCCAGAGCTTAGTAGGATGCTTAAGAATATAGTCGAGAAAGAGGTAGGCGATATAAAAGAGGTCTATGATCCAACTTGTGGTCGTGGTGCTTTGCTTAGTGTTTTTGGCGACGATGTGGCTAAATATGGCCAAGATATAAATGCCTCTGAGGTTGAAGTCGCTAAAAATAGCTTAGTAAATTTTAATGGCGCTATCGGAGACACCTTAAAAGAGCCAGCATTTTTAGGCAAAAAATTTAAAGCCATCGTAGCAAACCCACCTTTTAGCATCCCTTGGGATAGTGAGGGTGTCTTTTTTGATGAGAGATTTGCAGGTTACGCATTAGCGCCAAAGAGCAAAGCCGACTATACCTTTAACTTGCATATACTTCACTATCTTTCAGATGATGGATGTGCGGCGGTTATAAATTTCCCTGGCGTTTTATATCGTGGCAATAGCGAGGGGAAGATTAGAAAGGCTTTGGTTGAGAAAAACTTCATAAACGAAGTTATCTTAATCCCTAGTGGATATTTTGATGATACAAACATTACTACCTGCGTCATTGTGTATAAGAAAAACAAACAAGATACGAACATAATTTTTACAGACAAAGAGCTAAATTTAAGTAAAAGCGTAAGTTTTGAAGAGGTTATAAAAAATGATTTTAACCTTAGCGTAAGTCAGTATGTTTTTGTAGAAAAAGTAAAGCCACCATTTGATGCAGTAGCTACCGAGCTACAAGCAAGGGCAGATTTTATCGCAAACATGAGAAAAGAGCTTGAGTTTTCAAAGATTGTAAGCAGCTTTGAGGGGATAGACTTTGAAGAGTTTCCGAGACAGATCATTAAGACGGCTCAGAGCTATATAGGGGTTTAGAATGGAAATAAATAAAATTTATAACACTAACTGCTTAGCTTTTATGAAAAACATGCCTGATGCGTGCGTTGATCTAGTAGTTACTGATCCGCCTTATATTATCAACACGAAAGGCGGAGGGCTAGGTAAGCGTCCTATTTATGAAAAGGGCGATTTAGCAAAGATAGCCGATGGCTTTGATGTAAAAACAACGCTAAATGAGCTCGAGCGAATTTGTAAAAAAACAAATATCTTTATCTTTTGCTCTACCAAACAAAAGCCTGAGATAATGAACTGGGCTTACGAAAAAGGCTATAACGTAGCTGAGCTATTTTGGCATAAACCAAATGCAGCGCCTTTTACAAACAACACTTTTAAAAGTGATATTGAAAACATTCTTTATATAAGAGCTAAAGGCGTCAAGATAAAAGGTAGATCAAAGCTTTTTACTCAAACCGCAAAAAAAAGCGAATACGGACATCCTACCGAAAAGCCACTAAGTATTATTAAAAGCTTGATTTTAACCAGCTCAAGCGATGGTGAGTTAGTTTTTGATCCATTTATGGGTAGTGGCACAACAGCGGTGGCATGCAAGGAGCTAAATAGAAACTTTCTAGGTTGCGAGATAGAAACTAAATATTGCGAAGTAGCACAAAAAATAATAAATAAAACAGCAAGGAGTTTAATATGATAAGTTTAAAATATGTGGTTTTTAGGCTAGGTCTTACAAATATTAAAAATAGAGATGATTGGTTTGATGGCAACGGACGTTTAAAATACAAAGAGAGATTTTTATTTGACACTTTGTTAGATGCAGGGGAGCTAAAGAACGCAGAGCTTATGGCAGTATTTAATCTTCATAGTGATGCGGTCGAGTTTTGCCAAGGGGCTGGCTTTGATGAAAATTCTGATTATTTTTATTTTTGCACTAAAAGCTATTACAAAACAGATGTGGATATGGGTGAATATGTAGAGGTGGGGTATTAGACACCCCGCCCGATTTGTCAGGGGGTGTCACGCACACAAAAGGGAAAGCATAGAAAAATACGAGGAGGTAGCCGATGAGAATTAGCAACGTTTCGGTAAATGTTAGAAATAAATATCACAACCGCAAAACCAAAGGCTTTGATAGTGCCAAAGAGTGGAGACGAAACCAAGAGCTTGAAGCTTTGCAAAGAGCAGGCGAGATCAGCGAGCTAAATCGCCAAGTGCCTTTTGTGCTAATGCCAAGCTACATAGTAGCAGATAAAACAACCAAGCAAGGCTTTAGAACTGTGCGCGAGATCAGATACATAGCAGATTTTACTTACCGCCTTAAAAGTGGCAAACGCATAATAGAGGACGTAAAAGGAATGCAAACGGAAGTTTTTAAGCTAAAGCGAAAACTACTAGAGAGAAAAATAGCCCTTGGAGTGATAGAGGGCGAGTTTAGGATTTATTAATGGCGAAGCTAACAGAGGCAATAAAAGAGAAAATTTTAGCGGACTTTCATACGGGCAAATTTTCACAAAGGGGGCTAGCAAAAAAACATAGCGTATCAAATGGCAGTGTGGCTAATTTACTCAAAGGATTAACGCCAAAAAATGAGCACTTAGTTGAAGCTCAAATAACGCTATTATCGGCACAAACTCAAAAATCAAAAATAGAAATGAGCAGTATTTTGAGCACTGCTAAAGATGAAGCATATAACCGAGGATTAATATTTAATGCTACTCAAAAAAATCTTAATCGAGTGATGGATATGCTAGATAAAAATACTAAATTTGAAAAAATTGGCGTTGGTGAAGGGGTACAAAATTTCGAGCCAGTAGAGCTTAATGCCAATGATTACAAAGCTTTACAAGATGCGATAGATAAGGCAAGTTTAACGCTTGGTGTTAATCAAAGAGGCGCTTTAACACAGATAAATAATGCAAATGTGCAAAGCGAACAAAAGATAATCATCGAGCGAAAGGAGATAAAAGGCGATGAGTGATATAAACTTAAGCCTAACCTATACGCCGTGGCAAAAAGAGGTCTTTTTTGAAAATACCGCACGCTTTACAACGATAGAAAAAGGGCGCCGTGTAGGATTTACCAAGGGCATTGCAAACGCTACGATCGAGTGGCTTTTAGAGGGTAAAAAGGTGCTTTGGGTAGATACTATCACCTCAAATTTACAAAGATATTATGAGCGCTATTTCTTGCCTGAGCTAAAAGCCTTGCCAAAAGAGTTATATAAATTTCACGCGCAAGATAAAAAGCTAAGTATTGGCGAGGGTTATCTTGATATGAGAAGTGCGGAGCGACCTGAGAATATTGAGGGCTTTGGCTACGATATAGTAATACTAAATGAGGCTGGAATAATTTTAAAAGATGCCTACCTTTGGGATAACGCCATAAGGGCAATGCTACTAGATAATCCAAAATCAAGAGCGTTTATAGGCGGCGTGCCAAAAGGCAAAAACCGCTTTTATGATCTTGCAAAACGTGGGATGAATGGCGAAAAAGAGTGGGTAAATTTTCAAATCTCATCTTTTAACAATCCGCTACTTAAAAAAGAGCAAATAGACGAAATGGTCGCAGAGCTTGGCGGTATAGATAGCGATGTGGTGCGCCAAGAGATATATGGCGAGTTTTTAGATACTACCTCAAACGTGCTATTTAACCTTGCTCTAATTGAAAATGCCTTTAGTATACAGATGCCAAACGAAAAAGCAAACATTGTTTGGGGGCTAGATGTGGCGCGCGAAGGAGATGATGAAAGCGTGCTTTGTATAAGGCAAGGATATGGCGTTAAAAATTTTTATACATTTAGGCTTGATAGTGTTACGGCATTAGCTAGAGAGATATTTGGCATTTACGAAAGAAGCGAAGAGAAGCCAGACGTTATTTTTATTGATAGTGTGGGCGTTGGTGCTGGCGTGTTTGATACGCTAGTTGATTTTGGCTTGCGTGGGATAGTAAGAGAGGCTAAATTTTCATACAAGGCAACAAATGAAAAGCTTTACGCAAACAAAAGAGCGGAGGCTTATTTTACACTCAAAGATAAATTTAGGCTGCTTAGCATCATGCCAAACGACAAGCTAAAAAAGCAGCTTAGCACAATTAGCTTTTATTATGACAAGAAAGAGCGTTATTTGCTGCTACCAAAAGAGAATATCAAAAAAGAATTTGGCTTTAGTCCTGATCTAGCGGATGCTCTAGCTCTTACCTTTTTTGATCCACTACCAGCAAAAATCAATCAAATCAACTACTATAACGGAGATATTTGGTGAAAGAGTGTCAAAACTGGGTAGATTTGAGAAAACAAATTGAGTATATTTTTGAGAGTATTGACGTAGAGCTAATAAGAAAGGTGGCAACACTTGATGATGAGGCTTTGCGAATATGCTTTTGTGTGATGATTTGCCAGTGGCTTAGGGGAGTAAAATCCATACCAATTAAACAATCTAAAATAAGACTAGCAAAAGCATTAAAACAAAAAGGCTTAAGCAAGAAGCGAATAAGTGAGCTAACAAATATTAGCACAAGAACAATTTACAGACTGGAGGAGAAATGACAAAAGAGGATAGAATAAGTCATCTTGAAGAGCTAGTGCAAATATCATATAATGCTTATGCAGAGTATAAGCCATTTTTTGAAAAGCTAAATGATGCCTATTTGCTCTTACTTCAAAGCGACCAATACGAGAGCTTAAGGAAGAGAAATAAAAGTAAAAATTACATTCCAAAGCTAAATGCGAAGGCAAAAAGAATATATGATGGCTTAACTGAAACATACTTTAACAATGAAACTTTTGCGAAGTTAGAGCCATATATAAACTCAACACACGATGTTATTGATAAATGGCAAGAAGCACTGGACTTTTACTGCGAAAAGATAAATTTATATAAGGTCTTTGCGCCTATTTTTTTAAAAGCAGCCTTTGCGCCTAGCTCAGTTGTGAAGGTGTTTTGGAGCAGGGATAGTGCAAAGATAGAAGAGATTGATATAAATGATATTTACTTTGACCCTGATGCTAAAAGCGTAGAAGACATTCGCTATATCGTGCATAAGATTTATATTACTGTTAGTGATATTAAAAGGCTAATTAAAAATAAAGTTTTTAATCAAATTGATTTAAGCGAAAATAGAGCTTATGAGAGAATTTGTTTAAAAGAAATTTATGAGCTAGATGAGGACAAATGGAGCGTTAGTACGCTTTATAATAGTGAGCTATTACGTGATAGAGTAGAGCTAAAGGACGGTCAGCCCTTTGTTTTTGGTTATATGCTTCCGCAAGTAAGAAGAAACATAGAACAAACTTTTGTCTGCGCTTATGGTGAACCGCCTCTTGCTTCTCTTTTGCCACTGCAAGATGAACTAAATGCTATTAGAAATTCAATCACAGATGTAACAAGAAATCAAGCAATGCCAAAAATCATTTTTAATAGAAGTGCAAGTATATCAAGAGTGGATTTAGAGCGTCCAAGCGGAGCGATATTTACTGACAATCCAGCTGATATAAAAATAGTCCCACCTGGTGATATTAACGCTTCAATGGCAACACTTCAAGTAATCGAGCAAGAGATGAGTGAGGTAAGTGGGGTAAGTCCGCAACAAAACGGAGCGCCAACAACTAGACAAGAAACTGCAACAATGGCTTCAATTATGGCAAATGAAGGAAGTGTCAGGCTTCAAGGATACATAAGAACTTACAATGAAACCTTTTTTGAGCCTATATTTGAACGCCTTGCGTTTTTAGTATGGAAATACGGCGACCCACTGTTTTTTGCAGGATTTAGCCGTGGGGAAGTGCCAAGCTTTAATATAAATTTAAACACTGGAATTGGTGCATTAAATAAAGAGGTGCAAAAAAGAGCCTAATGGATGCTAGTGGGATAATAGCGGCGCAATTTGGAATGTGCTTACAACTTGCAGACGTGGAGGGTGCTAATAAAATGAAGGAGGCAAATGAGAGAATTTTACTTGAATTGCTGCCACTATATGGCATAAAAGACCCAGAAAATTTTATAGGAAAGGAGAGTGAAATTGCTAAACAACTTAAGCCACAGGCTATTTTGCCAAGCGTGGCAGAGCCTAGTGGGGAGGCAGGAGCTATCCCAGCTAATGCAATGCCAAGCGTTTAGGGATTTTGTAGAGTATATTACGGCTATTTATGCAACTAGCCTAAATATTACTCAAGATGATAAAAACAGCGATGAGAAGAGGTTAAGGGCGGTAGAGAATATCAAAACTCTTGAGAACCTTTTAAATTTTTTTGAAAACTACAAAGAGGAGTAAAAGATGACAGAACAAGAAGCGTTAAACGAACTAGCAAGTATGGTAAATGGCGACGAGCAAGTAGAGCCTAAAACAAACGAAGCAGCAGAACAGCCAGTAGAACAATCAGTAGAAGAGCCAAAAAAAGAGGAGCTTAGTATTGAAGCTATTAAACAAGCACTAAGTGAAGCAATGGCTGCAAAAGAACAGTCGCAAGAGCCAACACAGCCCCAACTTGACCCAGAAAAACAAGCCCTACTTGAAAGCTTAGGGTTAGGAAATTTAAGTGAGTTAAAAGCGCAAATGGAGCAAATCTCACAAGCACAAGCCGCACAAGCAGAAGAAGCTAGAAGACAAGCAGTCTTTGATAAAAATCTAGCAGAATTTAAAAAAGACTACCCAACTATTCGCCCTGATGATCTAGCCCAGTTTGCAAAAACTCACGGAATTAGTGAGTTACTTGGAGAAAATTACGCTGGTTGGAAGGCTGTAGCAATGGGAATGATAAGCGTTGCAAAAAGCAAAGATAGACCAGATGAAATAATAAGTGGCTCAAATGCAAGTAGTGCTTTATCAGCTTTTGATAAGGCAAAAAAGGGCGAGAATGTAAGCGACGTGGAATATGGCGCAGAACTTTTGAAACTAGCAGGGTTATAAGGGGGATAAAATGGCAGGAGTTGGCGAGAATGGGGGCTTTTTAAGTTGGCTTGGTGGCTCTAGTGAAGTAGGAACTACGCCAAATTGGCTAACAGCTCTTGGAACTGGAGGGGCTTTATGGAGTGCATATAATCAAAGCAAAATGGCAAAACAAGCGTTTAAATTAAATAAAGAGGCTTTTGACTTTAACAAAATGCTATCTCAAAGACAGCTACAAAGAGAAAATCAAGCAAATCAAAATCTAGCTAATGCTTGGAATGCGTCAAACTTTCATAAACGCCAAGAGGAAGAGGCTTATTAATTTAAGCCTCGTAAAAAGGAGCAAAAATGGCATATTTTAACCCCAATAAGGTAGATTTTAACTACAACACAAACACAATTGAAGCAGTTGGTGCTACTGGTAGAGCGTTATGGGATATATATCAAGATAGCGTAAAAAACAGCTTTACAAAGCAAAAACTAGCAGAAGAAAATAGGGCAAATTTAGCACAAGAACAACATAATATAAATAAACTAAGCGAAGATATTCGCCATAACATAACAACCGAAACTGAAACAGCAAATAACAACTCTATAATGCAAAGGCTAAGACGTGATGAGATAGGCATAAAAGGGCAAGAGCTAGGGCTAAAAGCAAATAAATACCAAAATGATGCCCTCTATAACCAACTAATGGCAAATGTTGCTTTGCAAAACGCAAATACAAACGCAAATAGACTTAATTTTGACGTGCAAAAATATAATAGTGGGCTAAATGATGATGGGCTAGAGACAAATTTAGCCTTTGATGCAGCAGGATTTACTTTGCCTGAGAGCATAAAAGATCAAAGCCCTCAAGTGCAAACTAGATACAAAAAGGCGATTTTAAATATCAATAATCCAAAAAATGGGATAAGTGCCTTGCTTGGTGATAACGCAGGGTTAAATGCAAATATTGCGATAAAGAAAAAACAACCAACACAAAAAGAGAGAGACGAGATAGCAGGGCTTTTTAGTCTGCTTGATCAAATAGTAAATACAAAACAAGATTTTACTGGTGGTGAGCAAGGGGCTATACAAAATTTAGGTCACTTTATAGCTAAAGGGTTTAATGCGCAAGACCCAAAAACGGAAAAATTTAAAAACAATTTAGGATTTATAAGGCAAGGGGCAAAGGATTTAGTTGGCTCAGGCAAGATTTCAAACCAACAATATCAAGACTTAATGGAGGTCTTGCCAGACCCTAACTCTTGGACTGATACATCTTATAGAGTAGATAATGACAGCTCAATGAATAGAGGATTATCACAAATCACAAACAAGATACAAGCATTAAAAGATAGTGGGATAGATGTTGCAGATATTGAAAAAACAGCAGCGCAAAAATATCAGTATTATTTTGATAATGGCTTTTTTGAGCCTAAATTTAGAGAATTTGACGCAAGTGGAAAACGTATAGATAAAAGCAAACCGCAAACACCGCAAACACCGCAAGAGGGGCGAAGTTTAAAAAAAGAACAAAATGAAGCACAAAAAAAATATGTAGACCCAGCAGCGCTTGGGATAGATTTTGGTTATTAGATAGGGGAATAAAATGGCTTGGATAAAAATACCTGAAAACGCAAAAGAGATGCAAATAGGCGGTAATTGGATAAAAATACCTAGTGGGGCAAAAGAGATGCAAATACCTGATAATTTATTAGGCGCACAATCAAAAAATGATGTAGCTACTTATGCCCCACCTGCGCCTGATATGAGTAAAGCAATAGATGCTACACCAAAAGAAAAGACGTGGTATGAAAAAGTTGGTGAATTTGCGGATAACATCTCTCCAGTAAATGTTATAAAAGGCGTTGGTAAAGAGCTTGGCGGAATGCTTGATTATTATCATTACGACGGAGCAAGTGGCGAAGAGCTAGAAAAGAAAAAGGCAACTGAAGCACTAGCAAGAGTAAAACACGCAAGTGATGATAGAAATATCATCTCTCAAATGGCAGGTTATGAAGACAAAGAAAAAGCCGTAAAAGATAGAGCAGAAAATTTGCTTTACAACTGGGCCGTAAAAAATAATTATGATGATGTAAGAGAGGCAAACGGCAAATATTATCTTCAAAAAGGAGATAAATTTATCCCAGTAGATGAGCCAGGTATCGGCGATAGTCTTTCAACATATCTAAATGAAATGGGTGTGCCAATGGGGGCAATAAGCGTTGCTTCTGCACTTTTGCCAACCAAAAAACTAAGCATAGCACAAAAAGCCATAAGCACAGCACTAGCAACAGCTGGAGCAAGTGGAGCTGGAGCGGTAATGGATCTAATGGCTGATAAAAAAATACTTGGCGATGAGACGATAAATAGCGATGATTATTTAAATCACGCAATTCGCGCGGCAAGTGATGACGCTTTAATCTCAGGCCCACTTGCAACAATGGCATCACCAGCGGTTAAAGAAGCACTTAAAAAAGGAGCAAAAGTAGCGTCTGATTATTCAGTTGTAAAGCCAATCTTTAGATATATAGTAAATGACAATATCGGTGGAGCGCAAAAAGCAATGGCGGATAAGCTAGGTGGGGAAGCAAATGCAGCAGTAGCACAAAATTTATCTAAAAATGCACTTGGCGAAGATATGTATAAAACTTTGCTAAATGACGATAAGACTTACACTTTGCCAAACGTTAGCAATGAGAAACTGCAAAAAGGTATCAACTACGTAAATGAAAATATAATCGCTCCAACACAAAAAGCTACAAGAGATATAATAAAAGGCGACAAGATAAAAGAGCAAGAGATGGATTTGCTTTTAACCGCTCTTGGCAATGACGCAAAAGGGGCGGAAATAATCGCTAACACAGTAGCAAATGATCCAAAAAGCTTTTCTAAAATTTACAAGATGTCAAGCGATTTAAATGAAGATGCGAAAAATACCCTTTTAAATATGATAGAAAAGAAAAAGACCGCTGATATTTTAAGCGGATATGAAAAACGCACAAAAGACAACTTTGGCGAGATTATCAATGCACTTGATGAGGCATTTAAAGGCAAAGAGGCAAGTGCAAATTTGCTTAGTGTAAAAAAAGAGCTTGACACTCAGGCACTAAGACTGCCAGCAGGGTATAGAGATAGCACCTTAGAACTACTAGGAAACACAAAAGGCTTTAAAGGACTTAATGAAGTAAGAAATATCTTAAATGCTGATATGGCAAGGCTAACCGCCCCTGATGCGATAACTGCAGGGACTAAAAAGACGCTTAGTAAAATGATAGAAGCAGTAGATAGTGCAATAGATAATGTAGCTGAGCAGACCTTTAATAATAAAGCTATTAGCCAAAAAGCAAAAGATGTGCTAAAACAAGCAAGAAGTGAATACGCACTATTTAAAGAGCTTCAAAACTCTAAAATTTATCACGAAGTAATGGGTGAGCTAAAGAGCGGTGGCGATATAACAAACTCACTTTTAAAGGCACTTAATTCTGAAAATGGGCTTGATTTTAAAGCACTTAGTGCTAGGCTAAGCAGTAGCGAACAAGAAGCCTTAGAAACGAACCTAATACGTGGAGTTATAGAGAAATTTAGCAAAGATGGAATAACTGATTTTTCAAAAGTAAGCAGTGCTTTAAAAAATGCGCCTTTTGAGAGTAAAAGGGCTATTGAGATAATGGACGAGCTAAATAAAAAAGCCCCTATATTAAATAACACATCAGCCCTACTTGAAAAACTAACAGCCATAAATCCAAAAGCTAAAGAGCTACAACAAGGCATAGGACATTCAGTAACTGGCGCACTTATGACTATGAAAAGAAATTTAGCCATTGAGAGGTTAAAGTCGCTACTGCCAGGTCTTGGAAATGATGCAGCTTTAAAAAATCATATAAGAAATGCAATAAATAATGCAGGTGATCTAAAAAGTGTGATCAATAACCTTGAAAAAGTAGAGATAAAAGATGCACCGCAAAACTCACAAAAACTACTTGAAGCCTTTAAAAACGAGGTAAAAGCGTTAAGAAATGAAGTGCAAAATGGCGAGATAAGAGGCGAGAATTTTACTACTAAAGAAAGTCCAGCGCCAAAGAGTGATTTGAGTGTGAAAATGGACCTAGCCCCAAATGTAAGGGATTTATCAAAAATAACAGCTGATGAAATTAGTGCAGATTTAGACTATCTAGCTAGTAAGCACCCTGAAATGTTTAGTAAGCCAAGCGATGTTTTTAGGCTAGTTAAAGAGATAAAAAATAACCCAACACATTTTTTTAATAATTATAGGCTTGATTATGCGCTTGTGGCAAAAAGATTAAATGATAAAAAGATAGGCAAGTTAGCCATAAATAAAGAAAGTGGCGAAGTAAGGCACGCAACAAAGGTAAGAGAAAGGGATTTATCTCGTATGGATAGAGTTTCTAAGCAGACGGCTGGGACATCCACGCTCCCAACACCTTTAAGCACTGCCAATAATAATGTGCTAAAGCAGGACGCAACTTCCGTTGGCAAGACGTATTCATCTGCTGATGAAAGTATTATACCACAAAAAGAGAGAAACGCTAAAACCATCAACGCTAACTCTCATATCGCAAGCGGTTTGGTTGGTGGCACGCTAAATTCTATCGATGAAGATGGAAACTTTAATCCAGAGAAATTTGCTACTGGGTTTTTAGTGGGGCTTGTGGGTAGTAAAGCAGTCGCAATTGCCGCAAGAAAGATGACACCACAGCTTTATAATAAAATCCTAGGCATAGCTAAAAAGATGCCTCAGATGGCAAAAGATAATCCTAAACTTCTAGGTAAGCTCTATCAAAACGCAAAAGACGTAAGCATAAATTCTTTTGCTGGAGAAAAGGCGATCACGGCAAACGTCGGCAAACTAGATCAGGCTAAGGCAATGCTCGAAAAAGGCGAAAACGAAGTTAAAATTTGGCAAGATACAGGGTGGTATAAAGATAAGGACGGAGCGTGGAAGTTTGAGATAGGAGACGGCAAAGCAAAGCTAAATCCTAATTTTCAAAGCGGAGGACGGCTGGGTGAGTTACTAGATCACGAGGAGCTATTTAAGGCATACCCCGAGCTAAAAGGCGTAGCGGTAGTAAAAATAAAGGGCGACATCCCGCAAGGAGCAAGTGCAAGCGTAAAAGACGCAGCGCAAAGAGAAAAGCGCGGGATATATAACGTAACTTATAACGATAAGACGGCGACTTTGGTTAGGCAGGACCTACAAAAGATAGACGATGCCCTGATGCTTGAAAAAGGCTCAAACAAAAAAGGCGGAGCCGTTCATATCAAAAAGCATTTAGAACCGGGAGCCAATGGCGCGGTAACGCAAAGCGAGCTTTTAAACATAGGTAAAAACATAAGAGAGTATTTGCAAAAATACAAAGAGCCTTTTATCGACGAAAACAACGGTAGGATTTACGAATGGGCCGATAAAGAAGGGGTTAAATTTAGGGTAGTAGTATATGAAAAAGCGGACGGGATCTCCGCATCCCATCCAAACTCCATTATATCCTTCTACTCTAATAGAAACCTTAAAAAGCCTATGGAGTTTCGCAATCCGCAGGTTAAATACGACGTAAATTTGAGGCAGTGGCATAAGGATAGCGCGCCTATTACAAAAAATGCCGACGGAAGCCCGAAAGTGTTTTATCACGGAACCGGAGCGGATAATTTGCAAGAATTTAGCAAAGATTTCGATAGGGAAGGCATAGGGTTTTGGTTTTCCAGTAAAAAAACAACGGCAAAAATTTACGCGCGCAACGAGCTTTTACCTGTATATTTAAATATAAAAAAACCGCTAAACTTTTTTATGCCGACGCAAGCGGACAAAGAAGCGTTAGAAATTTTAAAAGCACGTTTTAACGTCCCGTATCATACCGTAGGAGAAGATAATATTTATCTTTTTAGAGTGATTACGAGGATGGAGAAAGAAAGAAGCGCGCAACTACAAGAAGTGCTAAAACAACAAGGATACGACGGACTAAGATTAAGCAAGGACGTCTTGGTCGCATTCGGGCCTAACCAGATCAAGCACGTCAAAAACAATGGAAACTTTAGCGATAGCCCAAATATTTACAAATCGGGGGCGCAAGGGTATTATAATCCGGCGCGTAACGAGATAGGACTAAGCAATCTAGGCGATAAATCAACGCTCATGCACGAGGTGCAACATGCTATACAAGAGATAGAGGATTTTGCTAGGGGCGGTAATATGGCGGAGGCACGTAGCTACTTGCGTGGGAGAGAGGGGCAAAAATACGAGCAAGAGCTTAAGAGCATAGATAAAACCTTGAGCAATTTATCGCTAGAGGCTCAACATATGAGAATGCGCTACAGCGAAATTCCGCAGGACGCAAGAGAGTATGAAGATGCAAAAGAATTATTTAGAACCATCGAGAGTAGAGAAAAAGTATATGCCGAACTCTCGGTGCTTAGAGACGATTTGCACAAGAAACTATTTGAAATAGATAAGAAAATACGCCTCCAAGATATACGAGAGACTTATAGGAAAATACACGGCGAAGCCGAAGCTAGAAACGTAGAGGCTAGACTAAATTTAAGTGATAAATTTAGAGTAAAAATAGTAAAAGATAATAACCCAGCTATCGATGATAATCATACGTGGATAAGGGACGAAGACGACATAAAAACGTTTAAGCAAGCTTACAATGACGATGGCGGAGGAGACCTTACTCCTGATTTTACAGAAGCTATGGCAAAAAAAGCTATCGATAGTGGCGAGATAACTGTATACAGCTCAAAACCTATAAAAGCAGGTAGTTTTGTGACGCCTTCAAAAATGGAAGCTAAAAGCTATGCAGGAAGTGGTGAGATATATGAAGAGAAGCTAAATTTAAATGATATATCGTGGATTGATGCGTTGCAAGGTCAAGTAACTAGAAATAAAGATATACATCCGCATGAGACTTTTGACGTAAATCCAAACGAGACATTTGTAAGTAGAGAAGATGGGGTAAATTTTAGCCACGAGCTTGAGAAAAAGTATATTTTAAAGGACGGAAGCGTCAATGAAGCTGCCGTAAGAAAAGAAGCCGAGCCGTTTATAGAAAAAGAGTATAGCCTAGAGAATTTTAAGGCCGAGTTTTCAAACGGCAAGGTAGATACGCCGATAGGGGAAGTTAATATAAGTTCTTTTCAGCTTAAAAAACTTGAATTAAAAGGTCGCGAAAAATACCTAGGGCTAATAAAACCGACTCTTGAAAGACCTGCGTTTGTGGTAGACTTTGAAGATACTACGTTTTTCTTTAAGCCTTTTAGAGATAAAGACGGAGTAATTAAATTCGCTTCTGTGATCAAAGAGAGAGACGGGGGATTAGATGTAGTTTCTAACTATCCGATGAAAAATAGGAAATTTGAGCTAATAACAAGAGAAGGCAAAGTAAGATATGTCCAAGGCTCTGGCGGCCTAAAGCCCATAGAACACTCCTTGGACAATAACGTCCGAAGCTCTGGTGATATAAAATCCTTAGAACACTCTTCGGACGATGCCATCCAAGGCTCTGCGGCTAAAAGCCCAATAGAACACTCCTTGGACGGTAAGGGTATTATACCGCAAAACGAAGAAAAAATCTATCACAGCCGCAATATAGAAGAGATAAAGCAAGAGCATCCAAACGTAGAAAAAGAGCTAGATGAGAGTATAGCGGCGATGAGAAAAGAGAGCTTTAATGACGTAAATTTCAAAGATGATCTAATAAATAAAATCGGTGCAAAAGATATAACTACCAAACAACTTGGTAAAAGCGTAGATCTAAGCGATAAACAACTAGCTGTCTTAAAAAATGATATAAAAAATGCAGACTTTAAGGTAATTAGCGATAGTAAAATTTACTTTGACAAGATGGGTAGGGACGGGGATAAAAAGAGATTTTTTATAGATATAGCAGAGGATGGAAATGTAAGAGTAGATGCATACGCAAAGTCTCAAATAGATAATATACCTATAAAAGAGAACGCAGTTCAGGAGTTAGCTGGCGTAGGAGATAGGGTAAGGCTAAAAAATATGAGCTTTGAAGTAAAGGCGGCGTATCACAACGAGCTAGACCCTATCAAAAAAGAGGCGATACTAAAGAGGGCTGAGTATAACGCCTTAAAGAAAGAGATGCGCGGAATCTACAACGTAATAAACAACAGCAAAGAGAGTGCAAACGTATATAAAGATCTGCAAAAGATAGATGAGGCGATAAAGCTTGAGCAAGGAAGCAAGAAAAGAGGCGGTGGCGTTCATATACAAAAGCATTTAGATCCTAACGCAAAAGGCGCAGTATCGCAGCAAGAGGTTATGAATATGGGTGAGAATATAAGAGAGTATCTAAAAAAATATAAAGAACCTTTTGTCGATAAAGATGGCGGTAAGATCTATGAATGGCAAGATAAGGAGGGAGTGAGATTTAGGGTTGCGGTATATGATAAATTTAAAAAGAGCGCCGGGGCGGGATCCACGACCCGCATTACTACAACCGACGCTCGTGAGAATATTATAACCTTTTATTCTGACAGAAATATAAATGCCAAAATGGAGTTTTTAAGCCCAAAAGTTAGAGTAGAGGCTAAATTTGAAGATTTTAGAGCTAAAAATTTAGATGAAAACGGAAATATAAAAGACGGACTAAGCTTGTGCTAAATAAAACCGGAGGGGACAAAATCTTAATAGGCCACTTTAAAAGCGGCCACGATCAATATGCCTTGACTGTGATAGCCAAAAAGCAGTATAATCGCCATTAAGATTTTTGTGAGCAAATAAACTCACCTCCTTTCAGAGGTAAATTTAAGCTCGGAGGTTGCCGCCTCCGGCTTGACCTCTATCCGCAATTATACATATTTTTAGCAAGCTTATCTCTTAATCAAAATTTGAAAATAAATTAAAAGGAATAGCTATGCAAAAATGTCCATTAAAACAGATCCAAGAAAGATCAGGTAAGCTGCTTGATCGCTGGGCGCTAAAGGTTGATGATGCTTTTGATAAGGCGAGCGAAAAGCTTGATGATGCCGCAAAGTGGGCCGATGAAAATATACCATTTGCTGGCAAGCTGCTAGACGTCAGGGGTCACGCCAAAGAGATCGATGAGCTTTTAGGCGAATATCATAGAACAACGGCTGCTATATATACTCAAGCTGGGCAGTTTAAAGAGTATCTAGGCAAACTAAGTCTTGGAAATAGAAAGGCGATGTTTAAGGCACTTGACGGTGAGATGGATCCAAGAGAGCTGTCAGAATATGTAAGGCCGTTATACGAAAAAGTGCGTAAAACTATCGATGATGGCGCACAGGCTCTAGTGGATGCTGGTGCACTAGAGTCAAAAAACGTCATCAAAGACTACATTAAACACTACTATAAAAAGCACATGGATGAAGCAAAGGAAAATAGCCGTATCGCAAAGGCGCTAAGGCAGAGCAAATTTTTTGCTAGAAAGCAGATGAGCTGGGAGCAAAAACAACTAAGAGAGATAGAAGACGATGCGGCCTTTGCGGTGACAAACACGATCCTAGAGCAAAAAAAGCAACTACTTAAGGCTCAGACGTTAAAGCTCTTTGCAGATAAATTTGCTAAAGACGCGCCGCCTTTGGGTGATGAAATAGTAAGCGATACGGCATCGCTGACACGCGATGGTGTGCTTCAGAGGGGTGCAGGGGGCGAAATCCCTGCCCGTAAAGACGGGCTTAGCTCATCTGCGGAGAGGATAGAAGGGCTAAAATGGGTGAGGATATCAGATGAAAGTGCTGGAGGTGGCATTAAAAAGTATGGTGCGCTGGCTGGCAAATACGTCCCTGAAGATGTCGCTAAAGCTCTAGCAGAGGCTGAGATGCTAGGGCGTGAGATGGCGAAATTTAACAATATGTATTTTAAACTGATCGATCACATCAAGGTAAATGTGACTGTAAAAAATCCTTTTACACACCTATATAACTTTGGCTCAAATATGGCTCTAGCCTTTTTGCATGGGGACTTTAACGAGGCTATAAAGACTACTGCTGCATGGCTAAGAGGAGATAAGCAGTTTAAAAGGTGGGAAAATCTTGCTAACTCATTAGGCCTTGATAGTCATCTAAACGATCTTGAAGGCCTGGTAAAACCTTTGCAAAGCGAGGCAAAAAGCAATATCCTAACCAAAACGCTAAAAAATGCGTATATGACCGAGGGTAGCTGGCTAGGAGAGAAAGCTAGATATCTATACTCGATGGAGGATAAGGTATTTAAAATAGCTAGGTTTAAGAAAAATCTTGAGATGATCGCTAAAGATAGGGGCTTTGACATAGATGAAGCTCTTAATAATATGGGTTACGGCACTGCTGAGGGCAAAGCTTCCGCCCGTAAAGGTGGGCTTAGCTCACCTGCGGAGTTTACGATAGATGAGCTAAAGGCGGCGATGAAAGATGCGCAGTATAGCTACGTGGACTACTCGACGCACCTTAATGGCACGATAAAAATAATGGATAAAACAGGAGTTTTTCCATTTATGCATTACACCGTAAAATCAACTCCAATGGTGGTAAAGGCCGCGCTAAAGCGTCCTGATAGATTTTTAATGATGCAAGCGGTGCTAGCTTTTGGTGGCGGCAGTGCATGGCTGGGTGCTGATAATGAGCGAGATAACCTAGCAAAGCCAGAGTGGGCCGAAAGTGGATGGCTGCCAAACTTGGTGGGTGTAAAAAGCTGGATGAGAGTTGGTAGCACGGACTGGTATTTTAACTCTGGGCGTTTGGTGCCTGGCTTTAGGTTTGATGGGTTTGATAAGCTAGAGTTTAACGGAGGCTTTGTCGGCGGAGCTATAAATATAGCAAGTGGCAAAAGCACGCTAGGCTATAAGATAGAAAGCGATGATGATCCTAATACCGTAAAGATGACAAAAAGGCTGCTAGAGCTAACCAAAAGCTACTTCCCACCGCTCTCACCTCTTGGCCGCTACGGACAGCAGCTAGGCGCGCAGGCTACGGCTGACATCACTGGGCTAGATGTCGCGCCTAAAGACTACAACAAAGATGAACTAGGATATGGCGGCATAATGGCAAGGGGTCTTGGCGTAAGAAGGTTTAATAAAGAAAAAGAGTACGGCAAGGAGCTAAAAAAGGCTCGCAAAGAGTATGAAGAACTCGTGCCTGTAAAGATACCAAACTCAAAAGATGAAGAGAAGGTGGCAAAGGCAAAAGCTCACAATGAAAGGGTCGCAAAACTAAGTGTTGCAGATCTGCGCGAAGCTAAGGCAAGAGCAGAGGCTAAATTTAAACGCATAAAAGATGCCGCGGCCGCAGACGGCGTGAAGCTGAACATCGAGCTTTTAAGGCAAAGTAGGCAAAGTGGCGGTGCTTTTGGAGGTTCTAAGATCAAATTTCCGCAGTAGGGAGCTCCTTTACTTTTAATAAGATTTCGGTTATAATCAACATACAATTCACCGGGGGCGCTTTAAAGCCCTCACTCAAGATATCCCTTTAAATTTTCATTAAAACAGCATAAAATATCATCTATAAAAAGCTTTAAATTTTCAGGATCTATGCCTACTACTATGCCATCTAAGTTGGTTGATATACGCGGTGTGCCATCGGTGTTTAGCTTATAGATTTTCATGGCAGTGCGGTGCTCGGCACGGTTTAGCTTTTTGCCTAGGAGAGGTGGCGTAAGTTCGAACACCAGTAGCGGCCAAAGCAAGTAATGAGATGGCTTGTCGGGGTGGGGTGAGTGCGTGAGTTTTTGAGAGCAAAACCAGCCCATTTTGGTGTGGTTGGTAGCTTTTGATGTGGGTTTGGCTTGTTTTTTGTGTGTTGGTTGATGATTTGGATTGATTTTGTAGCTTTTTGATGTGGGTTTGGCTTGATTTGTGGCTTTTTGGTGCATAGGTCGCCGCTGTTTTTGGTGTATGGCGTCTATTTTGGCTGGATATTTACTGCGTAAAAAATAAAAATTTGCACGTTGGTCGTTGTCTATTTTTTTACTTTTTGGTAAAAAACGGCTTAAGGTTAGTTTGGCCAAAATGGTTAAAAAATGGCTTGAAAATTTAGTGATGGAAATTATACTTTTCAATACTATATTTTAAAGAGTGCCTAAAATACGGCTTTTGCGAGTAGTAAAGAGAAGTGGTTTAAGGTTAGAGTTGGTAAATTTGGCTAAATTTCCCACCATTTATTTTGCAAATTTCATCACTATTCTTGACAAAATCATTGCTTTTTGTGCGAATTTGTTTGTTGGTTTTGT